GTTTGATAGACCCACTCCATTTGTGTAGACTGATTTTCTTACGGGTTTACTCCCGTGTCTTACCGCAGTCGCACGCATAAAGCACTTGAAAAAACAGTGTGGGATCGAAGATCTATGGTGCCCAAGCCACTAAGGCGGCTTTTGCCATTAACTTCAATCTATACCATTTTCTAGCTATATTACTGATCCTATCAATCATTTAGAGTGATATAGTACAGGGATTGTTTTGCGCATCCCTGGATTAACGTGTTAGAAGTATGGTTTTATACCATATGATGCTATGCGTTTCTTAGATGACATCAATAGAGGCAAAACGAACGAGTTTTGGACCAATCCTTTTGGATTGGTGCTTTTCCACCCTTTTCGAGTAACATCGAAACTAGTGCTTTTTGCACTATGTATTAAGTTTATGAGCGAACTTAATGCATTACTGAATGCTCAGAGGAAAATGTTCGAGTTTTCGACCTATTTTAGGTGATTTTCCAGGTACCACCCCTCCCTTTCGGGAGTGATAAAATTGTCAGGTGGGTATACAATTGGTAACGGTAATATTATCTTAACCCTTGAGAAAGGCAGATAAAAGTATCCGTTATGACAGTGGATCCTATTTTGGAGCTGGCCACTATAAACAAAGGAGCAAAGTCTCGAGACTGGCCTGTGATTTGTTCGTCACAGTCCTTTTAATCAATGAACATCTAAAAACATAGTTTCTAGAAAGAGTAAACTTTTCAAATCATCCGAGTCTTCTGACGACTCAAATAAAATAGAGGTAGACTCTCAGTTGTTTACTTCTGTTAGTGACGAAAAAACTGAGCTCTGGGGTATGTTACCTCCTGCGAACAGGAGGCGTATTCTCAAAAATCCTAAGACTTCCGATGCATTATTTTGTGAGTTCTTCACTACTCAAAAATGTGCTACCATATATCCTCCCAACAAGAAATATGGTAAAGTGAAGAGTCAACTTCGTGATACCATATCTGATATATTGGCTGGCATTCGCAATCTAGACGGTCTGCTTGTTGAAGAGTGCGCCATCTATTATGATCAGAATGGTGGTTGGTTGGAAGACTATAAGCCTAAACCAACTGATATGATCAAGAAGAGGGATGATGGGGGATATTGTGTTTTCTCCAGAGAAGCCAAATTCAACTCTCTTTCCGACAAGGCCAAGAGCAATGTGCTTTCGGCTCGTAGAGAAAGAAAGTTGGAGAAGCAGCGTAATTTGGCCGCGTTGGATAAACAGAGGAAGGAAGATGTGGAAGAGAAAAGAAGAGATAAGTATTCTCCCCGTGAAGAAGTCAATTTCGAGTACATGTTTACTACTGCGAATATGATCAAAGAGAGGAAGAAGAAACTCCACCCCCATGAGAGGAGGGAGCGAGAGAAGTCGTCTGTTCGAAAGGAGGCTCAAGCTTTCCGTGACAAAGTGAAGAATTCAAAGAATGTCGTTATCCAACCAGAGTCTGATTACCATGAGAGGTTCTTCAAGGAAGCTCCTTTTGGTGCAGATAAGAGTAATTGGAATAAATACGATGTTCCTCATGCCTCTGCCTTCGATCAAGTAATGGATAAATTTGGTGAGTACTATGCGAGGCCTGAAGCTCGGGCCATATATGGTTTCTTACTTTTTGTTATCCAGGGCTTCAGATCAAAATCTCCCGTAGATCTAGGCCTCAGTTTTCTGCAATATGTTAACGTCGCTTATGGGATTGCCACTGAGATGGACTGGAAGAACTCTGTTTGTGAAGGCAGACTCCTCCCTCACTATCTCGTTAAGAAAGATCCTGAAGTTATGAAAGCTATGTTGCGGGATCCTACATTCAGTAATACCATTACTGAATTGTATGGTTATCTCAGATATCTTGGGAGAGTATATGAGGCTGATACCGCATCCCTTCAAAAAGAAATAGATAGGTTGAAGAAAGATACCTCTAAAAATCAAATCATTGAAGCTGAATCTTTCCTTGCGAAACCTATTTCTTTTTTGAAGGACATGAGAAATGGTACTACACAATTAGTGCGTAGTTCCGTTATATATCATGTTAAAGATATTTTGCAATCTCTCATCTCTCTGCAATTTTTCGGAAGGAAATTCTCGCTACAAGTGAAATCATGGGTCGGTCAACCGGAAAAAATGTCATATTTTGATGCTTTAGATGTGTTCGCAGATGGTTTTGTTTCCCTCCTTTCTATTGCAGATAAGATTCTAGATGGGAATCCACTTAGCGAGGTTTTGTTGAGTGGAGATCCAGTCAGAACTGTACAGAATGAGATTGAGAAATTGATGCGTTATGAGGGTGCATTATACACTGGACTTCCAGTCCAGGGTATGATGTGCAAAACGGCTTTTGTTAACAAGGGTACTCATATACTTGATACAGCGAAGGTTCTATTGCGTGAGATGAATCCACTAAGCAAGAGGATGACTCAATTGCAGGGATACCACGACAAGCTGGATATAAGCGTGGGAATTGCCCGATCACAGCTGCTTTGTCAGTCACGGCCAATGCCTTTCGCTATTATCCTACATGGAGAACCTGGGATAGGCAAGAGTAAACTCCTTCCCTTAATTTTGGCTACTTGGTCTAGAGTTAAAGGAAGGGATTACTCTGACACTCACGTTTTCCATCGTATAGTATCCAGCGAGTATTGGGAAGGTTACGACCCTCTCTCACACCCTTTTGTCCACTATTCAGAAGTAGGGAACATTTCTCGTGATCTGGTTAAAAGTAAAGGAGATGCAGTTATAGACGAACTCACTAGTCTCATTGATACTATTTCTATGCCTCTTAACGTTGCGTTCGATGGCAAAGGGAAAGTTTATGCGCGTCCTGAGCTCGTCATTATTGATACGAATAATGCCGATATGAATTTGGATCTTTTAGTTTCAAATAAGGCCGCATACGAGCGAAGATTCCTTTATATCTGTCCACAAGTTTTGGATGAATTTCGAGAAGCTGGTGGATGTGGTCTGGATATACAGAAATCATTGGAGTCTGACCGTGATATCAATGATAGGTGGAGTTTTGACGTCTATCGTAAGAAACCTGAATCTAAGATTAAATCTACTATTGTTCCTTTGATGCGTCAGGGAAAGGATAGTAATATTTACTCATTGATTAGGCTCCTTACTGATCTTTTTACGGATCATGTTAAGACTCAAGATGAAGTTTTACTGCGAACATCTGCCGCTATTGACCCCAGCAATTATCTTCCGCGTCCTGATATTGGAGACGAGAAAGAGCTAATTATCGCCGAAAGCGATATTAGAGGGAATCTTTCACAATTAGGGACGAAGATCGGAGAAATACCGTTTTCTAAGTTTTTTGATTGGGGGAAGAAAGTATGTGGAGAAATCAATTCTTTGGCTACTTCATCTTTGGAGCTTACAGTTTGGTGGTTTTTGGAACCTCCCGCTGTTAAGTTTATAATGGAGTCCTTTGGTTACCTTCAGTTTCTCTTTACTATTGTCTCTGTTTGTCTCTTTCCCTTTCTTGGTACGACATTGTCTTTTATGGTTTACTCTCTGTTTCAGTTTGTTCTTATCTCTGTTCGTTCACACATAATGCAGTCTTTTATGGCTACGCATGATAGTACCACGAGCAGATTTAAGAACTCATATAACAGATTGTTCTATTATCTTGGTCTTAAAACTGAGAAAGAAGGGCTTTTTAGTCGTGTCGAAAGGTGGGCGACAGTTTACAATTTCATTGGTGGGGGAATTATAAGTATTATGTGCATTTATTTGTACAAATATTTTAGTTCCCCTTCCGAATCGGACTTCGTTAGTGTTACCCATCCTCGTTGTGCTTGTGACCTACATATGGATCCTCCTGACTCGGTTGTTGAACCAGAACATGACAACAAACCAGTACGTAAGTTGCAGGTCTTGGAGGAATTAACCGAATGCTCTTCCTCGTATAAGCGTGTTCCTGTTAAGGGACATCACCAATTGTGGAACAATATTTAATATGTTTCAAATGACGGTACTTTCACAGGAAGCTGCGTGGAGTTGGAGCAATTGGTTAGGAGGAACGTTCGGGGATGTTTCGTTGAGTGGAACGATTGTTTGAATGCTTCTCGAGTGTGTGGTTTGAAGGAAGACTTCTGCTTGATTAACCGTCATGTAGTTCACTCTTTTCCTCTTACTTTGCACTTTACCAATGATCCTAATCCAAACCCTGATGACATTGATTCTTATAAGAAAGTAATTGTCAGGGAAGAGGATACTGCTGTTGTTGGTGATGATCTCTTAATCATAAGGGTTAGAGCTTTGCGTTTTAAGAATATCATGCACCATATACAATCGGTAAAACCTCCATGGGATCAGTTGATAGGACGCTTCAATGGAGAGGATGTTGTTGCTATGTATAGTCCAGTAGGCAGGTTGCTGGGAGTGTCTGAGAGCACGACCAAGAAAATCTGTAAAGTTTGGGAGTACGATAGCCAGTCACATCGTCCGGGTGTGTGTGGCACTCCTTTAATTTTGCAGATAAATTCTAAATCTGTCATTGCCGGTATTCATATTGGTGGTATTGTAGGCTCTAGAAGTGGTTTTAGTGAGTCTATTGATTTTAATTCTCTTGAGAAAGGTATAGAATCAATAAGCAAAGAATCGCCTCTCATGTCTATATCATCAGAGGGTTGCCTGACCCGCTCCAAAATGCAAGATCCTATTGTCCATTCCTTTGTTAGGTTTGAAGATCTCAGGAGATTAGACTATCTAGGAAAACTACCGGGGAATGTTCTGGTAAAGAACAGTAGCAAGCTCAAACGTACTCCTTATCACGAGGAAGTTATCGATCTTTTCCAGGAGGTTTTCGATAGATATGATTGGAAGCGATATGGCCCACCAATTATGGAACCGGTCCGATCAGGTGGTAATTACATCTCTCCATACAACATTACGATACGTAGTATGGCTAAAAAGAAAGTCTGCTTAGATCCAACAATTCTAGATAAAGTTCTAAATTGCTATCAGCGTCGAGTGTGGCCTATATTAGATAAGAAAGGACTGAATTTGAAACCATTGACTGCCCGCGTGGCTATTAATAGTTGCGATGAGGACCCTTTTCTTAGGTCGATGAATCTTTCCACAGCTGCTGGTTTTGGATTTGGTGGGAAGAAGCGAGACCATTTTCACTTTGCGGATGATCAATGGGTTCCCAATGAGGATCTGGAAAACCGGATTAGGGAGTCTCTTGAGACTTACCTCATTGGAGATTGTGTCAATCCTACAAATATGGCTTGTTTGAAGGATGAGGCTAGATCTTTAGAGAAGATTAGAGATGGAAAAACGCGTATGTTCTTTTCAGCTCCTCTAGACAATATCATCGTAGCTAGGATGTACCTATATCCTTTCTATACTTTGATGGTCGAAGAAAATTTTCTTTTTGGATGCTCAGTAGGTATTGATGCACACCGCCAGTTTGATTCTCTATATGATATGTTGAATAAATTTTCTCCCTTGCTTATGGCCGGAGATTATGCAAATTTTGACATTAGCATACCTTTTGAGATCAAATTGGCAGCGTCCACTTTTATACTTCGCACACTCGAGAGATACGGATATAACCCCGATTCTTTATTGATCTCGCGTGGTATTCTTACAGATGGCCTTTTTCCACTTGTCTCTATCTTACAGGATCTTTTTGTGCTTACTGGTCAACAGCCTTCAGGAAAGTATGCAACAGCCGAGGACAATTCTCTATGTAATGTCTTTATGCTGATGTATTTTTTCTATAGCATTGATGATATGGCAGATAAAGATTTCTTTGATTTTGTGCTCCCAAATACTTACGGGGATGATTTGTTAGCTGTCGTCAGAGAAACAATATCTGATAGATATAATAACGTTACTTATCAAATTTTTTGTGAAGATGTTTTTAACATTGGATATACTGATCCTGATAAGTCGTTAATTATGTCTCCATTCTCTAGTTTAGATCAAAGTACTTTCCTCAAGAGGAGATTTGAATTTCACTCCAAATATCCTGTTATTGTTGGCAAGTTGGAATTGGACTCAGTTTTGAAATCGTTATGTTGGTACATTCCTTCTCCCCATGTTCCCCCCGAGGAACAATTGGGCTCGACGATAGTTGCGGCGCTCTACGAATTGTACCTAGGCGTTGATGATGTGCAATTTCAGAGATTGCGCACAAACTTGATTCTTCTTTTTAAGGAAAAGGTTGGGAATATTAATCTCGGTCGTTTCCCTACTTATGAGGAATTAGAGGAGAACTTTAACCTCTATAATAAATCCGCGGTGGTAGAATCCTTGCGCTCTCCACCCGTAGGACGACTGTCCAGTGAGTATTCGTCGCTGATTTTAAGTCAAGTCAGCGGAGAAGAAAAACCACAGCGACTTGAAAGTACTACTGAAAATACACAAATTGATATCAAAGGCATTCTTGACGATGATGGAACTGCTGAGACGCTTCTTCGTAGTTGTATGAAGAAGAAAGATCAGTTGTTAACTGCTTTGGACAATTACATCTCAGATTACAAGCTTTATGAAATTGACGAGCTCAAATTGTCCATGGCATCTGAAAACAGCATCAATAGACGTGTCGAAATGCAGTTCCTATTAGACATCAAGACGGTTTTGGAAGATCTTGAGATTACCATTAAGTCCTGTAAGAGAAGCATTGCAAAAAGGAAAATTATCACTCCGGAGAGTGCGGAAATGGGATCTATGACTAGTGGTCCAGTGACTACGGCTGATACTGTTGGTAACATGACAGATATGGGTGGGGATATCATGGATATTTCTACGGCAGGTAGTAACGTCGACCCCGGATCTGGTGCGGTTGAGGTTACTAAATTGGGTGATTTCTTATCTCGTCCTATTGAGATCTCCACTTTTTCCATCGCGGTTGGTGCCTATACTACGACTCGTCTTGCTGTTTGGGATTTGTTTACCACCAATCCCACTGTGCGAGCTAAACTTCGCAATTTTGCATATTTTAGAGGGAATCTAAAAGTTAGGATTTCAGTATCCGCT